GATATCTATAGCGTAGAGGCAAGCCCGGAGCCATTCCTCCCAGACTTCGTGGAGTATCTTGCGCAACAGAATGCGCAGCAGGGCATCAATGCGGACTACGAAACATTCAAGAACCAAATCTTCCTCGAGTCCCAGCGCCGCTGCATGAACCTTGGGTCCAAAGTGCGAGACGGCATGTTCGAGACTGACTTCGAAACCAAACTGCGCGACCTAAACTACGATACAGCCGCGTTCGGGAGTGGCGCCATATTCGGCCCATTCCCACGTTGGCGCTACCAGAAGGCCAGGGGCAAGCGTCAGGCCAAGAAGTATCTATACCCAGAGTTCGAGTTCGTGAGCATATTCGACGTCTACCCAGATCCTGGCGCCCGCAGCGTCGAGGACTGTCTGTACGTATGTCGCAGGCGGGTGGTCAATAAGGGCTGGTTGAGCGGCGTCCGCGCTGATGGCGGGTTCATGAAAGACCGAATCGACTATGTGATGGAGCATGCCCCAGACGGCAACTGGACCCCGGAGCCATGGGAAACGGACATGATTATTGCTAACAATAATAATCAGATGTACACGTACCGGCATCGCTATGTTGTGTACGACTTCTGGATCAAGAAGACCTCCATGGAAATGCTTGAGCTCGGCGCAAACAAGGACGAGATCGACCTGGACGATCCGAACAAGATGTACACGGCCAACATCATGGTGTGTAATGGGACCGTGATTCGTGCTGTCGTTAGCGAGTTCCATGAGGACCGCCTTCCGGTATACATCTCTCAGTGCCGCAAGAATACGCACACGATCTGGGGAACCGGCTTTGCCGAGATGATGTTCGACTCTCAGGCGTCGGGCTCTGCGTGCGAGCGCGCGGCCAACGACACGATGGCGAGCATCGCCCGTCCCCAGACCGTGATCGACATGTCTCGCGTGAAGATGGGCACGGACTCCCTCAAGGCGCACCCAGGCAAGCATTGGTACGTAAACAACTCTGTCCAGGGTTCACAGAAGCCGATCGACATCTTCTATCCCCCCAATATCCTTAGCGAAGTCCTGGCGAGGCAGGCCGCTGCACGGGCGTGGGCTCAAGAGGAAACAGGCATTCCCGATTTCCTTATGGGGATCAACGGGGAGGGTACCCATAACAGGACTCTTGGTGGGGCTGAGCTTCAGTGGAACAACTCGACGAACCCATTCAAGACCGTTGTGTCCAACATTGAGAAGTTCGTTGTTGTCAAGTGTGTCGAGAAGGTGGTTGATTTCTACCTAACCTACCAGTTCTCTGACGAGATCGATGCGGACTTCAAGATCAAGTCGACCGCTCTCGAGGGCTTGGTCGCCAAGCAGGCGCGCGTCCAGAACCTAATGGAAATGCTCAAGGCTGTCGGCAACAACTCTTACTGGCAGTCACGGTTCAACGATAAGCGCATCGGCGAGATCTTCGAAGACGCGTTCTCGCTGTCTGGCGAGCAGATTTTCCTGAATGACGCAGATGCCGCGAAGAAGATGGCTCAAATCCAGGCTGCCCAGAACAACCAGCCGCCTCCGATGAAGCCAGAGATCCCGCTCCGTGACGCGAAGCTGAAGGTCCTTGGCGACACGGACAAGGGAACGGCGGCGTATCCAATCGTTCTCGAAGAGGCGATGGAGGAGCTCGGCATGCTGCAAGATCGTCCAGCAGCAGCCGCTGCGCTCAATATCATGCGCGAGGAGGCCCTTACGGCTCATCGGCAGTTCGTATCCAGCGCGGATACGGCCGCATTGGACATGGATGTAAACCCAGACGGATCGGGTCATGACCTTCCGGATGCTCTACATGGGGCGTCCAACAATGCGCCATCCCAGCCCAACTGGACCCCAGGGCAGCCTGGGCAGATCCAGCAGGGCGGTGGCCCGGCCAATGCTCCGGGCGGAGGCCCGTCTCCGATCGCCGCCCCACTCCCCCTCGGGGTGAAGTCTCTCGGGACCCCAGATGCCCAGTCACTCGTTGAACACCCGGAGAGGTATTCGGCCTCGATCCCTCCCGGCATCGCTACTAATCCTGCGGACGTGGGTGGGACCGGCCTGCCACCGCCACTTGGGAGACAACTGTAATGAGTAAATACACACAAGATGAAACAAATGCACGCATGGCGATGCTGATGGATTCACAGGGCGAGATCCTGCTCGACCATAGAGACAAACTGATTGCTCAATACCACGAGCAGCTCGAGGTTTTGACGGACTTCGGAGATATGAAAGCCATCCAAGGCAAGATCGCCGGAGTAAGGGAATTCTGCATGGTAATCGACGACCTTAGTTGACTTACCAATAAACACATCACACTATAACCAACGGAGGAATGCATGCGAAAGACCAGAGCACAACTGGACGCCGAGAAGCTGGCCAAGCTGGAACAAGACCAGACTCGTATCGATAAGGGTGAGGCCAGTGCCGACGAAGTGGAGGCCGGACTAGAACTCAGCGAAGAGGCTGCCCAGCAGGCTGCGGATCGCGAGGCTATGTACCAGGAGCTCGAAGCCCGAGTGGCCGAGGCCGAGGCCGACAAGCCTGCACCCACGTCACCTAAGTCTAAGGAGAGTGACGATGCCTCTGAGCTTAGGGCAGAGTTGGCCAAGCTGAAGCGCACCCTGAGTCACTACGAGCAGGAACTCAACCCGGCACAGCGCCACGCCCAGGAGCTAGAACGTCAGGTCGAGGACTTGCGCCGGCAGTTGGAGGAGCGCCCCAAGGAACCCGAGGGTCCCCTTGACTATGGGCTCACCGATGACGAGAAGGAATTCGATACGGTTGTGAGTGTGGCCAAGAAGATCTCCGCCGTCGAGTCCGATAAGCGGTTCAAGGCACTAATGGATCGTCTAGACAAGATCGATGGAAAGGTCGGCAAGTTCGAGACCGCCACCGAGAATGCCGAGATCTCGTCCCGCATCTCTGCCCACCGGAACCAGCTATCTAAGGAGCTCGGTGGCGACAATCCGGACATCCTTTTTGCTCATCCAAAGCTCGAGGCTTGGTGCTCGAAACAGGCTGAGGAAGAAGTGCTTGCACTTAATAACCCGATCGTTTATACTCCAAAGTTCGTAGCGAGCATTCTTACTCGCTTCAAGTCTGAAGTACTAAAGGGACAGGCCCCAAAAGAACCGTCCCAGGGAGATCGAGGAGTTCCCTCTCGTGTGACACCCGATGTCGTCGAGAGGAGTGACCGAGAGGACGCCCCAGGCGTTCACTTCAACCCTCGAACCTTCCAAAGCGACGTTCAAAAGCTCATCTCGAGCGGTGATACCAAAGGTGCGGAAAAGCTTATCGCACTAGCCGAACGATCAGTGAGCGCCTGATTCACACTCTTAAGGAGGCCCTAACATGGCTGTTACCTACCCAACCACCCCTACGACGCTGACGCTTACGTCTGCGTTCGCTGGCGCCATCCTCGACGACTACCGCGAGAGCGGTTTCGTCCAGGGGACCGCTGTAGTCCGGGACGCGAATCTTAGCAAGCGAAGTGCCGACGTCTATCGCCTTGTGCGGAAGATCGACTTTAAGACCGTCAAGACGCTTAGCGTTGCCGGCGTCCAGACTGCTCTCGCGACTACAGATATCCTCCAGGTCCTTCCCCTTAGCGCTGGCGACACCATCGTTGGCGGGAGCTTGCGCGTGATTACAGCGTCTGGAAGCTCTGTTGAAAACATCATCGTTCAGGTTGGCTCGACGGCTCTTACCACCTCCGTTGACACCCTTACCCTGCACACGCAGACGTTCTCCAGCAACGTCCCGCTCGCTATCACTTCCAAGGACACGCTTGACTTCCTGATGACCGCCACTTCGGCGTCCTTCTCGGGCAAGGTCGAAGTCGTCGCCCTCATCGCGCCAGCGCGCGGCTAAGGAGGCAACCATGGCTATTACCCGCGTAACCGCTAATCTCGCCAACCGGCTCTTCATCCCACAGCTTTATAGTCAGAAGCTCCAGGTGAAGTTCTACGCCGGCTCCGTCGTGCCCAACATCGTGAACTACGAGTGGGAAGGTGAAATCCGAAGCGTTGGCGATAAGATCAACATCCGCCAGCTCCCCGACCTCACCGTCTCTCCGTGGAGCGTGAACGACGACATCAACTTCCAGGACCTGGAAGACGGTCAGATCCAGTTGACCATCGACTATGCCTACTACGCTGCGTATAAGCTCGACTACGTGGACTTCCATCAGATGGATATCAATCTGAAGGAACGCCTCATGGACGAACTTAACAACCGCATGCGCTTGCAGGTTGAGAACACTGTCCTTGGGACCGCCTTCTCCAGCGCCTATCAGACCGTTGATAGCACCGCCATGGCCTCGGCCTACTTCCTCCAGACCAGCAACCAAGCCACTTCCTGGATCCTCCGGTCCGATCGGCTGCTCACCGAGCAGAATGTCCCGCTGGAGAATCGCTGGTATCTGCTGAGCCCAGCCATGAAGGAGCAGGCTATCCAGCAGGCTGTGCTGTACAACTACGCCACGGGCGATGCTGCTAAGGCGCCTGTCCGCACTGGCTTGGTCGGCCCCATGGGCAACTTCAGCCTCTACGAGTCCACCCTCCTCACGGGCGGGACTGGTGCTGGCGCTGGTCAGGAGATCAACTCCATGGCTGGCCACCGCAGCGCGGTAAGCTTCGCGTCGCAGTTCACCGAGTTCGAGAGCGATATCGTTCTCCAGAACACC